ATGGAGAGTAGCGGACTATATAACTCTGTAGTTACAGGGTTATACAGTAAAAAGGTCTTTAACAGAGATCTATGTTGGGCCCAAATTGGTTTACCAGCATTGCTCAAGTCAAGTGTAGTATCCCAACACTTACCAAGTTCATACCCTGGGGCTGATAACCTCAGACGTATCTCTTGACATTATAATATAATGTAAAAAGCTTTCTAATATATCACAACAACATTAACAAATTTAATTATAGCTTATATAGCTATTCAAAAGAGAATAACATACAAACTAATAATTAATATATTCGTTAATATTGACTATAATATAGTAGGAAACTTCTACGATACTATCCAACACCTTTGAATACACAATGGATTCATGTATATGATCAAGTATATGAAACAAACACGTTTACATATTACTCGATATATATGTGGAAAACCATTGTATACCAATGATGTTGGTGTATCTGTAGACCGTTCCGGTTTCCCTACAAAGTTTATATTTTTAAAGGAATTCTTGCATGAAAGAACTGATATTGAGTATTTTACAAGATATAGAATCTTATTTACTCTCTTACTTGCTACGCGAGGAATTCGCGCAACAAGAGAAGAGGATAAAAAGATTTTACCATCTTATAAAACCATAACTGATCCCTTTAAGGGGACCAATATGGGCCCAATACCAACATCTTTCATACAGGATTTCTGTTTAAAATATAATCTTCATAGTGAAAAGCCCACTTATAGTTCTAAGAGTAACTACCTTAGTTCTAAAGGTGGACCAGCGGGTAAATCAACATGATCAAGTCAATGATCTCCGTTATCTTATACAAGAGTACTAATTGATAACCTGCGTTATATTTTCGGTGCAGATGCGTTTGAACAATTGTTCATGCGTACCTATACTGGGAATACAATGCTGGGATTTTCGAAGGGTACAAAGCCCTTAGGAAAATTATCAATTATAAAAGATCCTGAAGGAAAGCGTAGGGTAATTGCAATGGTAGATTACCATTCACAATTAGCACTACGGTCTATCCATGATATACTTCTTAACAAGTTAAGAAATATACCACAAGATAGAACTTTCACTCAAGATCCTTTTAACTCTTGAAAAGATAGTAGAGATAATTACTTCTCACTAGATTTATCAGCCGCTACGGACCGTTTCCCCATCAAATTACAAGCAAGACTGTTGTCTGAAATTTTTCAAGACACAGCGTATGGTGATGTATGAATGAGTCTACTACTTAATAGGGAATATGTTACTCCAGAGGGAGCAAAACTGAAATATTCAGTTGGGCAACCAATGGGTGCATACTCTTCTTGAGCAGCATTCACATTAACACACCACTTAGTAATAAGCTGATGCGCCTTTAATTGTAAAATTAAAGATTTTGATCAATATATAATTCTAGGTGATGATATTGTCATCAAAGACAATAACGTCGCCATGAAGTATATAGGGATCATGCAAAAGCTTGGTGTTGATATCTCTAAACCAAAGACACATGTATCCAAAGATACATATGAATTTGCTAAGAGATGAATACACAGAGGAGTTGAGGTTTCTGGAATCCCTTTAAAGGGAATCTTCTCAAATTTAAAACATATAAGACGGCTGTTTGCCATCATATATGATTATTTGGAAAGAATTCCTTCAAAGAGAAACTTGAACTCTCTACAAATCTTTGCTAAGGCCTTTTGTGG